TTAGTATTATAATTATATGAAACATAATAGGTTGATTCTGCAGAAGGTTCTGTACCACCTTGACCCCAATTAATTGAATCTGTTCCTTGATCATATATATAATCTGTTGGAGAAGTATATTCTGTCCCTGTTTGTCCAGCTCCAGACCAAACAGATACAACACTAACAGTTGGTTGGAATGTTAATACGTCAATGTTTGTTCCAGTTTGTCTTGTAACAGCCTCATCTTGTATAAGAACAGTTGCTGTAACAAAGTCAACTTCTTTAACATAAGGGACATTCATTTTATAGGCTAATGTACCTGTATGATATGTTTCAGGTTCATTAAGTCTTGATTTTGATTCAAGTGCTTTTTTAATATGAGTTTTTTTAGGCACTACATATTTTATTTGATAACCATTTACATAAGCATTACCAGGACCAATAACAAGAACATTTGAATCAGTATCACCATCTTCCATTGATATTTTCATTCCATCAACTAAATAGCTTCCAGATTCATCATTTGTTCTATCAGCAAGAATATCAAGAATTTCTAAAATATCTTGACGTTCTGGTGAATTTTGTTTTAATCCACCAACAACAGTATAGATTGTAACAGCATCACTATCATTAATAGTTAATGAGAAAGTCTGCTTAAGTCTATCAGCCCCACCAAGACCATAGTTAGTATATCCTGAAGCTGGGTCTTGAAGAGCAGTATCATCTACTGAATCAACAGCTTCTTCTACAATTAGTAGACCAACTTCTAAAGTTCCAGTTACATCATAACTAGATAAACTTACTTCTAATTCTGGAACATTATAAATTCTACCATTTAAATAAAATTTACCTGTAGATATACGAGCAAGAGTTAGATCAGTCAGATCAAGGTTACAACCTTCAATAATAACACCATTTTTATATAAAGTGTCAAAATTTTCTTTAAGTTGTGCATAAACCAAACTTTGTGCTTGTGTTAGCTCTCTTGCTTGAACAGCTTTACCAGGCTTAAAAAGAATCTGTTTGTACTCCTTTAAAAGCTGGGCTTCAGTATCATCATAATATGGAAATACATTAAGATCCATCTGTTATACTCCTTTAAAATTCTAATATAATAGAAACTTTTTCTACTTGATCGGATGCTCTATATGTTACTAATCTATTATCTATATAATGTAAAATGCCTTGTGAATTAATCTGGTTAGACAAATATGAATCTAATGTACAAACTTGGTCTGAAGTATCCAATGGATTCTCTAAAATTCCAACTTGTCTATAACCAATTACTGGATAATTGTCGTAATCTAATTCAGCATCCATGTACATTGCAACAACATTCTCTGTCCAAATATCACCTGGTGCTACTTCTGACCATTTAGAATCTCTATAAGTTATTGTTCCAGCAACATCTTCTTTCACAAATTTAATGTTGTCAGCTAACTTAATAAAACTAATTTCTTCAACTGAATCTGAAGTCTCATCTGGTGGGTCTGGAGAAAATTCATCAGTCCAAGGAGTAGTTCTACCAAAAGCAAAATACAATGTCTTCTGGGAGAAATCATATGTTCTTTGTGTTCTATTATTTAATGTAATTATTGCCATTATTTTTATTCTCCATTTATTATATTTATCAATTTAAATCTTAAGACATTGCTTGCCCTTTTATGAATCCAAACCAAGTTAACCCTCCATCATGAGTAAAGAATTCAAATATATCAATTTTAGAACTACCTACTGATAAAGTTGGTTCTGCTCCATTTGGCCACTTAATATTTGTATTCCATCCAATAGTTCTTGGAATTGAATCCTGAATAACTTTTAATATAAAAGAATATGTACTTCCTGATTGAGGAGGAGAATTAAAAGACAGTAAAGATATATTAGAATTTAATGAAATATTAAATACATTACCTTGTGAACAATCAATAGCAACATTAGATTGACAAGGAATATTTCCATATCGACCATAAAATACATTACTTTGAACACTATCTCCAGCATCCATATCTCCAGTAAAAACAGGAGATGCTTTTGGGGCTAAATTATCTATTTCAGTTGAATCTGCTTTAGTATCCAGTAAAGTATCTGCTTCAGTTTTACTATAGACATCTAAATTGGTTCTAGCAGTAGTTGTATCTGTTACTCCAGATAAATCATCAACAGCATTTCCTACTGCCGTTGAAATTTCAGTATCAACTTCAGAACTTAAATAATAATCAGGTATAATATTTTCTAAATCTTGAACTCTTGAATCAACATTTACAATACCACCTTCTATATTATTTAGATTACTAGCACTTAAGCTTGGCAATGAATCATCAATCCAAACTGTTCTTGAATAAGCCATTTATTTCTCCTAAAATTTTATCCTGTTATTGGTTGAGGATATAAATCATCTTCTGGATACAAATCATCTTCTGGATGTAATGAACCAGAATATACTAATATTTCAATATTCATCCCTCTTTGTAAATTTACTAAATCCTCATCATTACTCTTAAACTTTGTTGGTAATAAAGATGTAGATGGATACAAAGAAAATGCTGATGGAACAACTCCATTATATAAAAATAAAGATAAATCAATTTGAGAGACATCATTAATTGAATATCCTGAAATTAATGAATCTATTGTTTCTAAATATTCACTAAAGTATTTAAACAATGCATTTACATACTTATTAATACTTTTGTTTTCAACTAAGAAAGAAATCATATATCCTGATAATAAATATGAATTCCCTAATGTATATCCGCCCTGACTTAATATTAATGAATCAGTTAATCTTGTATTTGTATAAGTATTAAAATATTTAATCCATTCACTTTCTTCTAATGTACAAGCATTTTCAAGTGGGTTTCCATCAGAATCTAAAACCATTAATTTTCTAGCAAATATCTTTGTTCCTGAAGGGTGCATAGTATCACGGAACAATTTTTTATAAACTGAAATATCTCTATCTGTTATTATTTCATAAGTGTAATAAGCATAATAATAGTTATCATGTATCTTATACTTATCACTTAAAATTCCTGAATCTGAGCTTAGAATTAATATATCTTGTGAAGGATAATAAAAATCTAATGTTCCACCTAATAAATTAAATATAAATCTTGCTGAATTTTCAGTACCTTTTGATGAATAAAAATTCTTTGCATTAGTAATAAATTCTGTAATGTCAAGTGATTCAAGGTATTCTGTACTGAATGTATTTAGATATTGTTTAACAGCACTTGTTAAAATATCTTCAGGTAATTCTCTAATATCAACAAAATTAACTAGCTTATTTAATACTTCAAATGGGCCAGATTCTTCTTCTATAGCTTTAAAATATTGTTTAATAAAACTAACATAATTAGGAAAATCTTCAAATATATATGAAGGTAATAGTTGATCTATTAAATTTGAATATGATTTTACCATTTAAACACCATAGAATGTAAATGTTTTAGTTCCTAATACTGGGAGGTTATTTCTAATAAATTCAACATCATCTAAATATGTTTTAAAGTATAATAGATTGTTAGTTAAATTCATTCCATCAAATATAAAATCAATCAACCCCTTTTCATAATCAACTGATCCAATGGTTTCACTAGTACTAATATTTATTATATTTCCATTCCCATCATCTTTAACAAATTCATTTATGATACTATTAGGTTGTAATTTATTTTTAATATCAAATGAATAATTATTACTACTTATTGATGTTTTATCAAATTTTACGTGTAAAGTAAGTTCAGTTAAGTTATTTGAAACAACTGAAGGAGTATCAATTACATTTACAACATTACTATATTTTAACTTAGTATCATAAACTAATAAGTTATTAGCAAAATATTCTGAAATATTATCTTCTATTTCTGATTGTATAGCAGATGTTGAACTATTAAATGAAGTATAATAGTATACTTTTATATCAAAATCTACATAAATATAAATTGGATCAACAATTTGTAAAGTTATTGACAGTGGTTTATAATCTTGAATATAATTTAGAATCTCACTTTTTTGTATATCAGTTAATAAATCTGGACCAGAGAATGGCTTAAAAGTAGCAAAAACTGTACCATAAGTTGGTGGAGATTCAGTTGAACCATCCCAAACATTTAATAATTCTACAAATGGAACTGAATTCAAAATACTTTGGTAGTCATAAGTTGTAACTGCTCTGTTTTGTGTTGAATAAAATTTAGGAGCATTTACTTTAATTGAACCTAAACTTTCTTTATCTAAACCACCTGCAGAAACATTTGTAGTTGTAATAATAAAATCATTAGCAGAATACTCAGTTCCATCAGTACCTGAAACAGTTTGGTTTAACTTAGTATCTATTACACCATTTCCAGTATATCCTAAAGTTACTCCATAAGTAACCTTAATCTCTGAACCTATTGTTGGCTTTTTACCAATAGTATTATCACCAAATGAGATTTGTACTTTTTCATCTAGATTAGTTTCTACAAAGTAAATTTCTGAACTTGAATTAGCTGTTATATCGTTTAAATACTCTCCCCAAATATCTCCATCAACAACTACAGTTAGAAAATCATCATCAATTTCATAACCATATTTCAGTTCTATCAATGAACCATCAAAAGTAAATGTTTCTTCTTTTAGTTCTCTTTGGAATAAAACTATACTTAATTCGTCTGATGATGAATTTAGATTATAAGATGTATCTGTTATAAAAGGAGTACCTTCAACATCAAACTTACAATTTTGTGGTATTAGAATTGGCCATGTACTCTCCAAAAAGGTTAATTTCTCTGTATTAACCTTTAAACTAATTGGAAGTGTACTTGCTTTTTTTCTATGAGGTAGATAATTTAATGATTTTGCTATTGCTACAGCATTTTTATAAAGAGTTGCAGTATCTAAATATAACTCTTGAGTGGTCATATTTAGATAATAATTCTGCTGAATAGTAACATAAGTTAATAAACTTGCCAAACTATTCAGTGCTGACCCTTCAAAATTATAATCTTTAAAATCATCAGATAGTTTAATATATTCTATGAGATTTTGTTTTAAACTGTCAAAATCTAAATTTGAAAAATCATAAGTTGACATTTATATTCCTTGAATATTTAATGAAAGGTTTATGTTACTTGATATATTTAACTTATTTATTAAATAGCTAATTTTAACATTATAGACTTGATTATCATAATTTGGAACAACATCTATATTTACTACACTTATCCTTGGCTCATAATTTTGTAAAGCAAATATAATTTCATTTTTTAATGTTAATTCAGTTATAGGATTCATTTTTTCAAATAAAAGTTGGTTTATATGTGAACCAAATTCTGGTTCAAACTGTCTTTCACCTTTATCTGTAAATAGAATATTCTTTATAGATTGTTTAATAGAATAATCATCTGTTAATTTGGGTTCTTTATTATCTATATTAAATTTAAAATCTGAATATATTGACATTCTTATCCTCCAGCAAAAACATTACTACTACCAGCAGCAACAGAAGTACACCCAGCAATTGCATCTCCAACTCTACCACAACCACGACTATTAACAAAAACTGTACTTGAACCAGTAGCTATTGGAGCTGAATGACCAGGACAAGGGGAACCTGGTAATTTATGTCCTGTATTAACATCACCTTGTCTTGAAATTGGTATACCATTACAATATACATTTCCACTTCCAGCTGCTCTAACCATCCCTGAACAGTGAGCAGCATCAGCATCTCCTATACGTGTAATTGCTGGCATTATTTAGTTTCTCTTTCCATTAATTTCAAAAATTTATAATGATTAATAGAATTTATTCTTTTCTGATCTAAATCTTCTTCGCATTTGTTTACACAAGGAACAAATGAAACTACATTGTCTATTTTCTCAGGTATATCAAGATAGTTATTGTAAACTTTAAGTTCACCATCAACTATTATCTTGAAAACACCCAGTAAAGGTATTTCGTTTAACATATTCTTCTAACCATTCTCCAGGTCTTTCCCAATCATTCATATTTCTATGTTCATACATGAAAGTTTCTGTATCAGAACCAGGAACTGAATCAATAACATAATCATAGCTTACTTCAACAACATAATACAGTGGGTACCATTGAACAGAAACATCTTGTATAAATTCTACTATCTGTTTCCCTTCTGGTACATTTCCAATACCAATAACTGTTGTTAATGGTATTAATTTATCTGTAGTACATGGAGGAAGATATTTTATGACATCAAAGAATCTTCCTTTATATCTTCCACCTATAGATGCTGAACTTACACCATTTACTATTATTAATTCATCTTCTTCTGAAATATCAAATTGTGGAATAATTGTAGTTGAAGTTATAGAACCATCTACAGATAAACTAGCAGAAATATCTATAGTATCAAAATAATCCATCCTAATAACTTCACCAAGTGGAATTATTGTTGGATCAGGTGTTAAAGTAACATATCCCATTAGTTTAGATCAATCCTTGAACCAGTAATTTTAACATTCCCACCAGCAGCAATATTAATATCACCACCTGAATTAATGTCTGTTTGTCCTGTTGTATTTATCTCAGTGTTACCACTAACAGTTATTTTCATATTCCCAACAATATCATCTGTTTCATCACCAGAAACATCTTTATCTCTATCCCCATCTATTAAAATATTTTCAGATTGTTCAATGTGTATATTTCTTGAGCCATTAATATGGATATTCTTATCTCCACCTATAAGAATATTTTCATCACCAATTATAATAGTTACTCTATCATCTGCAACTCTTTCTACAAATTTACCATCAGGATGAATTTCTGAATTTGTACCTGATCTGTGGTAAATATGTATTCTTTCTACACCTTCTGTATCATCAAGTTCAATAAAATGTCCTGATCTAGTCTCAATAACTCTGTTATATGGATATTTAGTAGCATAAGGAGTTTCTGGTTCATCCCATGTAACTGTTTTACAATCAACACCTGTTTCTACTTGGTCCTTTTTAGTTTGGATTATTGTTTTGTCAATTTTTTCATTCCTAGCTAATCTTGAAATTGGTGATTCTTTTAAGTAATCTTCTTTTGGATGTTCTCTATTTGGATCTGAAAAACCAACTGCAAAATCAGGTAATTCATTAGCTATTTTTGGAACAGTTCCTAAATATACTGGATGCTGTAAATCCTTATCTAAAAACATTACTAAAACTATTGAACCTTCTTCTGGTACACCAAAATCTGACCATCCATCAATGGATTGTGTAGTAGAAGAATAAACCGGTGAAGCCCAAGGTAAATCAGCAGTTGTTAATAATTTATGATCAACTTCTCCAGTTCTCATTTCGGTATGTACACCGAAAACTCGAACTTTTATCCTACCTAATTTTAATGGATCAGATTTACTATCTTCACATATTCCAGTATAAATCATAAATTCTTTCTCCCATTAACTTTTTCATTTACATCATAATCAAAGAATGCATTCTTAACAATTTTTATATTCTGGTCATACTTGCCACTTCTTAATATTTCATGGTTTATACTAACACAGAACCATTTTCCACTAAATAATTTATTAATTTTATTAACATCTTTCATGTTTTCTTTAATCATTATATCAAACACATTTCCAACTTTTTTAGTTGAATCTCCATTAACTTTAATTACCATGTTATATTTTGATAAACCTTTTAAAATAATATCTCTATATGATAATTGTTCAGAATCTTTAAAAGTTAAGAATATATTATTGTTGTTCTTTAAATCTTCTCTATGTTGGACAACTTTACCTAAACTTATAGTTTCATCTGTTATTGAGATAAAATCATTCATATTATAACTAAAACCATAATAATCATCTTCTAAATGGTAAACTTTATTTCCAAAGTATCCCATTTTGGAAAGTTCAAATTCATTGAAATATGAGTTAACTTTGCTTACTTTTATAATATCTACACTACTCATACTCTCTTGTGAATCTCTATAATATAAATTATGAGATGCATCTTTTGACATTAAATCAGATATTGATTGGAAGTTAAAACCATCTAGATTTTCAAAGAATAAAAAATCTCTATAATTACTTTTTGAATTAGTTTCCAAATATTTTATAACTTTAGTAGGTTTCCAGAAATTTGATATAAAGTCAACTTTATTACTAATTTCTCCAACACTTAACTCTTTTTTTGATAAAAGAACTTCACTAACAATTGTTTGTAATAAAGATGCTGTGTCAAGATAAAACTTTTTACTTATTGATGTATTTTCATTTATTATCATTTCTTCTGAACAAAAATATAATGTAATAATATTATAGTTTGTTTCTGCTTTATGTAATAAACTATCACCATCTAACTTATATATTTTGAAGTTATGTACTTTTGGTTTCTGATCACCTTTTGAATTAAATATAATTTCAAGATTTTCACCACCAATAATAGGAAATCTTGAAATAAGTTCATTAGTATCTTCTAAGAGAATTTTACCTGTAACAAAAGGTGAAAAAATATCCTCAAAAATATTTAAAGATACAAAAACATCTTTCAAAGAAATTAAATTTTCATCATTGCTTAATTTTAATGATCTTATTTTTGAATTTACTATGACTTCATTTATCATAACAATTTAATAATCTCTGTCAAAACTTCATCCATAAATATTGGATTAATAACATTAATTACTCTTTTTGAATCATTTTCTTTAATCATTGTAT